GAAGAAGTTATAGAGCTAACTCTTTCCGAAACAATAGAGGATAAGATCAATGAAAAGACAAAAAATATGATGGACAGCTATACAGAAGATACAGGAGGGGAAAATGTCTGAAGAAGTAACTTACTTTAGTGATAGCAAGAAGAAACCAATCGCTGTGTCAACAATGTGTGACCAGCATGTACGATATGCTTTTATTAAACATCTTCGTAATGGAGGTGGTAATTTAAAAGATGCATATGAAAAGGGATATAAAAAAGGATACGAGGCTGGTTTAGATAAAGCCTCTGAAATTTTTCACAACATAGGAAAGGAAAATAACAATGTTACAACAAGCACTAGCTGAACAAAGAAATTTACCTAACATGTTTGCAATACACCCTGATGCAAACTTCAAAGTAGGTCTTCGCCCAGTATTTGATGTATTTCAAAAATCAATAATGTCAAAAAGAGAAGTTTACAGAAAGGACACAGGCAAAGGGTTGTCTGTAGTCAGCAACACATATAAGGTACGGTCTTATGAGACAGCAATCAATCACTTCAACGATTTAATATTAAATTCAAAACTCAATCTTGATGATGTTCAGGTAAGGGATACAATTGATAACAATGGAGCTGTGTATCTGCGCAACTGGAAATTCAATAGGGAAAGAGGAGCAAAGATGTTTGATCATCCTGAAGAACGAAGTGTATTTGAATTACAATTCAGGTCTTCACATAACCAACGGTTTGCAGAAGACATGATAGCTATGGCAAGATATATGTTCTGCGATAATCAATGTACCTCACTAGATTGGATGCTCCATGTACGCACTAAACATAATACTGATAAGGTTATCGAGAAAGATTATAAAGCTATTGATATGGCTCTTGACAATTTCTTCCAAGGCGAGGAAGAAAAGAAAAGATGGATCGGACAGAAAATAGCAGAACACACAGTTATCACATTATTTAAACAGCATTTGGCTTGGTCAAATAATGACAACAAAGAACAATGGTGGAGTGAAATACAAATGAAAGCATTAAAGGAACTCTATGCAAAATATACCAAGAAGTATGGTGAAAATTTATTTGCAGTATTTCAAACAGCAACAGACTGGTCAACCCATGTGGAAACAAAGGGCAAGGTATACAATGTACAGGAAAGAAGAAACGGTAGGGTACAGGACATGCTTATCAGCGATACATGGAGAGATCATCAATAAGGAGATCATATGAAAAAGCTTATTAGAAAAATATTTAAAACCTACGACTATTCCATATTCAAAAAACTTAAGGGAAATAGGAATCTTAAAGAAGCTCATTTAAAATCCATTACAAGAAGTATGGAGGAAGATGGTTATTCCCACAATCTTGTTCAAGTTAATACAAAAATAGAGGTCATAGAAGGGCAGCATCATGTTGAAGGCTGCAAGGCTCTTGGACTTCCTGTTTACTATTACATTGTGGAAGGAGCTAACATTAATGATGTGTCTATACTCAACACAAATAGAAAATCTTGGAGTTTTGATGATTGGATGGATAGATATGTAAGCCACAACTATCAAGAGTATAAATTTTATAAACATTTTTATGAAAAATGGAGCTTTGATCATTGGAGTACCATATTCCTATTGTGCCGAACAAAAGGAATAAGAGGTCGTGGCAAACTTAAGAAAGCTTTTGAAACAGGAAACTTAAAAATTGAAACCCTTGAAGAAGGAAAGAAATGGGCGCAACGAATTATAGATGTGAAACCATTCTACTCCAACTATAGAAGACGTGCTTTCATTCAAGCAATGATTCGTGTTTTTCATGATGGTCGCTACCACCATAAAACTTTTTTAAAAAAATTAAGTTTGGTGAGAGATCGTTTATACGATTGCAGTACCGTTGGTTTATATCTTCAGCGCATTGATGACATTATGAATTACAGTACACCAAAAAATCGAAGGGTTAATTTTTATTATCAATGGGGGGATTCTGATTCCATTTTTCAGGTACGAACAACATAACCTAATGAAAGTATTCATACAATAAGATATTGAAAATCAATGAAATTTTGAATATTACTCCTACAAGTGAGAAAATCTCTTGGAAAAAAATTTCACAATCAACTGATACCCCAGTTTGTGAAAAAAAGACACAAGCTCAAGATATCCCAAATGGAACTTGATAACATAATTGGTGTCGCAACAGGACTGGTATCCAAGTGGGAAGTAGGAATACGCAACCCATCAGGATACCTCTTTTTGTGCTGGGCTGACGCATTAGAATGTGAGCTGTGGCTAAAAGAAAAAATAAAATAATAATATCAGGATGGTGGTTCTTCAATATGAGTTTGGAAGAACGAGTGAAACATCAAATATGTCAGGAGAAAAACTGCGATAACCATGGCATTTTTACACCAGACCGTATGAAATCATGGTACTGTGGGGATCACATGGATAAGTATTATGTCTATAATTCTTGATCACAATAAGCTGATAAAAAAAATAAAGAAAAGGACAAAGGAAGTTCTAAAGCAATATGAAAACCATCCAGAGTTTACTAAACACTTTAACAAAGGGGAAAAGAAAAAAAAGAGATCCTCTGCCTCCACACGAAAGGACAAGGAGATGGAGAAATAGCATATTGGATTATGTCCACAAACACAGGGTAGTAGGAATTGATAACTTCAATGAGTTTAAAATAAAATTTGAAAGCAATCAAATTCCTAAAGAGCTGGTAAATAAAATTGATATTCTTATGAGGAGAGAGAAAAATGACAAACATAGAGATTATAAAGAACGACATCGACAATACGAAGATAAAAAAACTACGATCAGACAGACCAACAGGAATAGGGGGAACTGATGCTAACAAGCTGGTTCACCAAGACTGGATGGACTTGTATGATGAGAAGACTGGACAAGCAGAACCAGTAAACCTAGATGATGTACTACCAGTACAGATGGGAATCACAACCGAGCAGTTTAATAGGGAGTGGTTCACCAAACAAACCGACATGAAGGTAGACATACAGGAAGAACCAATTTGGTATAATAATTTACTTCTTCATGGACAGCCATATGTCTATGGAAGTTTGGATGGAATAGTACACAACAACTACGCTGTCTTTGAGGCAAAGCACACAAACGCATTTAATACTTCAGCAAAGAAAAAGATGGAGTTTGTAGATAAATATTATCCTCAACTCCAGCATTACATGTTGGTATCAAAACTATCCAAAGCATATCTATCCATCTTCTTTGGCAATATGTACTATGAGTACGTAGAAATACAAGAGGACAGGAAATTCCAATCAATGCTTCTGAAGGCATATAAATATTTTTGGGATGCAGTTCAGAAAAGGAAACCAACAGCTACCAACTGGAAGAATTTCCATGGGATCAAGGATGAACCAGTATCCGAATAGTGCTGGGTACAAAGAACCCACGACATCAAAGACAAGTGCTGAAACAGTACAAGCCAAGACCATTCGCAAGAAGTGCCTGATGATCCTAAGAAACAAGATGGAGTACGGATCTACACCTGACGAGGTAGCCAATCTCCTGAACATTAGCATACTGTCAGTACGACCACGCTTCAGCGAATTGAAACTGAAGGACTGTATCGAAGATACAGGGAAAACAAGAAGTAATGAAAGTACCAAACAGGCAAAAGTGTGGAGGTATCTGAAAGATGAATGAAGAAAAATTTTGGAAAAGTGCAGCCATTTTATATAAGGCATGGCAACAAGCAGAGCATAAAGACATGAAAAATATATGGAAGTGGCAATTAATAAACCTAATGAAAATAATGCCTAATAATACAGTACGGTTTAGAATAATTGGGTGATTTAAAATAAGGAGAAATCATGACTAGTAATAATAATAAAAGAATATGGGATAAGGTAAAGCATACCGATCCTAGATGGACAAAGCCATTCGGTAAGTTTGGAAAGCCATTAACAGCCATTGATCCCATGTATCAAATCATGGTAATGACAGATACATTCGGAGCAGTAGGAGAGGGATGGAACTACAAGGTAAACTATACATACACGCCAACACTAGTGTTTGCTGAAGTATCAGTAGCTCATAAAAGCATACCTTATCATACAACTGATATTGTAGGAACAGAATGGGATTACTACGGACCAGTATCATCAGTGCAATCATTGGTAAAAAAGAATGGTGGACTGGATGATGAGGCTCCAAAGAAAGCCATGACGGATGCCTTGACAAAAGCGTTCAGCCATCTTGGAGTAAGCGCAGATGTATTTCTAGGAATGTTTGACAATAGTAAATATGTTGAAAGCATGAAAGAGAAATTTTCTCAAAAGCCAAAGGTGGCAGATGAGAAACTAATTAAATTTAACAAATAGAAAGAGGATAATATGTTGAATATTGTTATACTAACTGGAAGACTGGGAGCTGATCCTGAAGTGAAGGAAACTTCACAAGGTGGAAAGTTCGCAACTTTATCTTTGGCAACAAATGAAAAGTACAAGGACAAGGACGGAGAGTCCAAGGAGAAAACACAATGGCACAAGATTACTGTATGGAACGCAAACCTAGCAGAAAGTCTTGGCAAATACATTAAGAAAGGTGATGTCGTTAATGTTCAAGGACAGATAGAATATCGTTCCTATGAGGCAGAGGGTGTTACCAAATATGTTACGGACATAGTGGTCGGAAGATTCTCAGGAAATGTAAAGTTAATCCCCATGGGTAAAACCAATAGCAATCCTCCTAGCAATTCTCCAGTACAGGATGCCATCAATGATGCTAAAAAATCGCAGCAAAAAAGACAATCTAATGATAATCAAACTAGCGATGACGCTGATGGACCAATACCATTTTAGCAAGTTCAGTACCCTAGCTTGCTAACTGTGGGTGAAAGACTTTATTTTCTCCTTTCGAAGTTATGTTGAGTAGCCCACATGTATAAAATAGAAAAGAAAAAACATGCAGTCATATCCTTATGGGATAAGACTTCCGAATTAGCAAAGAAGGAAAACAAAACACCAGTTGTTGTCCTATGCCAAAAATTCCGAAACGGATTTTGGATCATTGTCAAGGACACAGACTTAAATAAAATAAAAGGATACGGTCATGACAGGAAAACAAACAAAGACTTATCCAAGAAAAAGAAAAACACATGAATATAAAATAAATAAAGGGATCGGTAAGTTCAAGTGTAACATTTGTGAGAAAAAATACATACGATATAGTAAATTTGATCGCTTCTGTAATAGCTGTAGATCCAGGATATAATGAAATCCAAAATTTACAAATTTTCAAGGATCTGTTTATATAAAAATACAGAAAAAGCGTACTGGAAAGAATTTCATCATAGTTTAAAAAGATTTTGTGTGATCAAGGATCCTAAAATTAAACTTAGTACACCTCCTAGTATTTCTCCAGTACAAGAAGAACTAAAGCAAAAATTTTTTAGAACTATAGAAACAATAGTTGAGAAAGCAGTTCAACCTAAAAGTACTGAATATATTTGTGCTAATTGCCAAAGACTGTACTCAAATGATAATATGATACCAGTCAGAAAAACTAAGAATCACAAACAAACACTAAAAAGTATGAGTACAAATGTTATCGTAACCATCAGAGTAATCCATTTTTGGCTCTGCATCAGATGTTACAATAAAAGACTTAATTAACACACACTTTTAAAGAACATCTCTATTGTTAATGATAGAGATTAGGGGAGTGAAGAAAGTCATATTCATTATACTAGTAAAAGTCTATGACGAAATAGCTCCCCCTATAGAATTGCTATTGTGTGCTTATGCGTTTATCGAAGCTGGAGATTAAGAGTATTTGATAAGCAAGAGAAAGAAATGAATCCATAACGAACTTGTTTCTTTTTCGTTGTAGTTAAGATCAACACAACAATAGTAGTGTGGGTGTAAATCCCACTGGGTATACCTAAAAAGCATTAGGGAGTGAACCGAGTGATAAGGGTAGCTCCCTAGTGCAAGATAAAAAAGGCATGGGTAGTAGACAAGTCATTGAGATTTGTTGCCAAAGGATTGTGTTTGATGTCTCTCTGTTACATTAAGTTGGCTAGAAGTGTAGATTCTATGACACAAAGTAATCAAGAGTTCCTAAACTACCCATTGTGAGTAGCATCTTCCATTTTTATATGGAAGGTATTGCTCATGTATGAGTTTTCTACAACAAGTCAGTCGCTTGAACGGATATTCTATGAGTGGATAGATTTTCTTATTCAAACTGGTCAGGTCAAGAAGGAAAATATCAACTATAAGCTGTTGACACAGGCTATTGTGGAGCTAGAGCTACGAGCATACCTCGATAGTGGTGGGAAACTACACTAAATCCTTTTAAAGCCCTTTTCTAGCCCTCTGACAGAGGCTTATATCTTTCGTTGATAGATTGTATGGGAAGGGGATGATTAGTCCTTCTCCTTCCATTTCTGTGCGATTTTTTCTCCACTTCTCCCAGCAATATACCCTCCGATTCCAATGGTCAGCAGATTCCACATTGGATCAGGAATTTCCAATATTAAACTTGTTCCGAAGATCACATTAGCGAATGGCATCAGTATAAAGTTATTGAAGATGACAATTATGCAAATCCACATGAGTGCTGGTCGCCATGAACTTGTCAGCCACGAACTACTCTTGGCTTCAGCTAAAATAATTTTAGATGCAGCTTTCATTTCCTCTGTTCCAGAGGTAAGGAGCTGTGTATTTATTTCATGCTTTAATTTTTCTTTTAAATCTTTATCAGGTACAGCCTTGTCAATGGTCTTTGCTATCAGTTTAGCTATCGGTCCAATAGCTCCTAGGAGTTGTAACATTCTGTAATAATTCGTTTATCTAAAATATTTGCTTGATAATAAGATATATACACAGAATAGCTGCAGCAACCATAAATATTTTTATTGGTTTGCCTAGATGCTTCCAAAAGTATTTAATCTTTTCCATAGTTTCTCTCCAATCTGTCCATAGACACAAAGTTTTTTTCTTGTACATGGCTATCCCATATGGATAATTCAACTATACCATAGCTCCAGCCAGTCATATTTAATTTAGCATACTGCTCTACATGATTCATTGGCAACGCACAACCGACATTAATGACACGAACATACTGTTTATTCCCTATTTTTGGCGCTTTCCAGTCACGATCTTTGTGCGTATGACCAAACACTAGGTCATGGACAAGATCATTCGCTATTGTTATTTCTGCATTACGTCCACTATATTCCTTGCCCATAATGTTTTTAGGAACATGGGTGAATCCAACACCTGATATAAAGAATATATCTCCGTACTCTGTGGTAGTCCATCCATACATAGAGAATGATTCATAGAGCTGGTATTTCATAATACCCTCTATTTCAGGAATCTTTTCTTCAAACCTATGGACACGAACTTCGTGGTTGCCAATAGTACAATGCTTTGGAACTTGATAGCTACCCATACCCTTGTTAGTTAATGACAGAGCTTGACGCATGGAATTGATGTCCACCATAAAGGCATCCTTGAGTTTGCCCTGTTGGGTATCATTTGCTTGGAAGGAGGAAAGTGAATCGAAAGAGCTGACATCTCCAATGTGTACTACATAATCAGGTTTAATATTTTGAATATGTTTACCAATCCATAGGAAACGATCCTTATTAAGATTAGGATGGTCATGAGTATCTCCTATCACAAGGACCTTGTGTCCTCTGAATTTCATGGAGCTAACTGATAAGACCTGAGTATATAGCTTTAAGGATTAATCCTAGGACCATAAAGCTCACGGTCCATACAATTTTAAAGATGGTATCAATTTTTGAACTCATGTGTTGGACATGATTATCAAGTTTCTGATTAATTAATTCGAGCTGACCTTCAATCCGAATAATGTCTTCGCGATTTTGGGTTGGTTCAGCCATGTCAAGCCTTTGTGCCTTTAGGAATTATTTTATTTGGTTTCTTGGGTGGGAACATATCAAATGGTAGGCAATAGCTTTTGATCCAAACTGTTCTGCTATCTCCAAATACTTTTCTCATTTCCTTGTCCATCATAAAATTTTCTGCATTAATTGCATTGACCATGCAATCTTCGTATGAATTGTATCCCATGAATCCTCTGTAGATCAAAGGATTTCCGTCTTGAATACTCATTAGAATTAAAAGAAACCAAATTTTTATCATAGATATTAATCTCCATATGAATAAGACCTATTCGTACTTGAGTTCCCTTCAATCAAATCAAACAATCTATCATGTTGCTTGATAATCTTTTTATTAACTTTCTGTATGTCTGCGTCTTTATTACGAAGTTTTTTTATAACTTTCTTTAATTCACTAACATCAGATATGATGTTCTCCAAGTCCAGTTTCATCTTGACTTGATTCTCAATTACTTCCTTTTGGTTTTCTTCCTCAAAGGTTGAGTAAAGAATATCCACTTTGGAATCTATCTTGCTGACATACCAGACAAGACCAATGGCTTGTAAAAGTACAGCAAAAATTACAGCAGCATTTATTTTTAGGTCTTTCATTTTTTATGCCTTTTGTTCCAACGCTTGTGCCATACCCAATTACTTACTCTACCAAAATAAACTTCAAGAAAATTTAAAACAAAATTTATCATGCTCCACAACTCTCACATTCGCTTACACAAGTGCAAGGCTCTTGGTTACAAGCTGGACAAACTTTTGGATTATCATTATCACCACAATTAGGGTGTGTGCATTTGGATTTTAAAATTCCACATTCGCAATAGTCACTCATTTAAATTCCATTAATTATAAAATGTAAAGTTATATACAAAGACACTACAACAGAAATATATCCAGCAACCGTATATATTTTATTCATTCTTTTCCCCACTTAAACACTTGCTTAATATTCCAGCTAGTCTTTGCTGAATCTGATGTTGTTGTTGAATCATTCTTTGCATCCTTCGCTGTATCGTTTGTTGTTGAGGTTTCTCCGTAGGTAACTGTTGTCATTGATGGTCTTACACTTAAGCCACATGAAGTCAGCATGATAGCCACCCACAATAAAAAGATAAGTTTATACATCTCATGGTTTTAAATACTTTAGCTTGATTGCTGCACGTTTAGTTTCGATAGCAAGTTTATCTTCCGTATCATACAAAGCCACTACCAGTTCTTCTATGCTTGGGTATTCAGCTTTTCTTAATCTTGCGTATTCCTGTGAATTATACTCTGCCTGTAGTCTATCTATTTCAGTTTTAATATCTGCTTTGGATATTTCAGGTGTGTCTTCATACCATTTTATTACGCAATCATTTATATCTCTCCTCCTAACACTAAACCTAGCATCAGGATTAAGTGACCTAATTGCTTTAGATATTGAATAATTTAGTTCTTCATCTCTCATATTTTATCCTTCATATTTAAAATGTATTCCAAACAGCATATGCTCGTTTTCAAAATTTCCACCAGTACCACTATAGTAATTGTAATCAATCTCAGTAGACGCATATTCCGTCATTCCACATATTCTAAATTTGTAAGCTGTATCTGCTGTTAATCCTGTTACTTGAGTTGAAAAACGTGCTTGCATCCAAGTGTTATAAACATCGTCTGCAGTATAATAAGCATTTCCACCTTGCGCTCTTACAACAGTATGACTTGACCAGTTATCAGTAGACCAAGATAAGTTAAGACCACCTCCAGCTTCAGGAGCAACCATTCTCAGAGCAACATTACACCAAAAATAA